TGAAGGATGTCGGTTCTGCTGTGGGCGAGATCGGGCTTGGGGCCTTGCAGGGGGGCGCAAACGTTCTGGACCATGCCGCCAACTGGGTGCAGTCAGGCCTCAACGCAGCCGGGCAAGCTGTTGCCGGCAGCAACTGGGGCGACAACGTCAACTCCCTGTGGGGCGACGGCAAGAACAACCTGCAGGGTGCTCTCCCGCAGGGCAAAGAGGGTTTTGACACGCTCCGTAGTGTGGGCAAGATCGCTGGCGAAGGCGTCGGCCTAGCGCCCCTTGCTACGCTTGGTGGTGGCGCTCTCATTCAAGGTGCTCTGGGCGGGGCCCTGCTTTCCGATAAAAACACCGTTGGCGGCGTCGCCATGGATGCTGGCATGGGCGGCCTTGCGTCGCGGATCGGTGAAGCGGCATTCAACGGCGCTTCGGGTCTGATGCGGCCGCAGATCGATGACCGGGTACAGCGCCTGCTCAATGAGGGCGTTGATCTAACGTCGGGCCAGATCGCAGGCCCCGGCCGCGCTATCAAGCGGCTTGAGGACATTGCGGCGACAGTACCTCTGGTGCAGACTCCAGTTGCTGACGCTCAGCGCGCCGCAACGGTAAGCCTGAACCGGGCTGCTACCAACCGTGCCTTGCGGCCGATCGGTGAGAACCTGCCGCGCGATGTTCAGATTGGCCACGATAGCGTAGCATATGCCGGTGATCGGCTGCGGCAAGCCTACAACGATGTGTTGCCGCGCCTGAGTGGGCAGCTCGATCGTCAGTTTGAAACGCGGATCAACACAATCCGTACCCGAGCGAATGTCCCCGATGCCTATGCCCAGCAGATGGATCAGGTACAGCAGGAGCTTGGAAATGCGTTCACCCGCGCCGGTCCAGACGGAGCGTTCAGCGGGCGCACTCTGCGTGATGCGAGCGAGCGCCTGGCTGACCTGTCAAGCGCGTGGGGCCGTAGCGATGACCCGTATCTGCGCCGGATAGGAGATGTAGCGCAGCAGTATCGCGAGCAGCTACACGCATTGGCACGCCGCCAGAACCCGGCCGATGCCGAGCGCTTGCGTAACATAGACCGGGGATATGCGAGCCTGGTCCGCGTAGAGAAGGCTGCTGCTGGCACTCCGGATGGGGTCTTCTCTGCGCGCCAGTACGACGGCGCAGTTCGCAATTCCGATCGGTCCGTTCGCCGTCGCATGTCAGGGCGGGGTCAAGCGCTTGATCAGCAGTTAAGCAGTGACGCCGCCTCGGTAATGCCCAACACCGCTGGACAGGGCGGCTCCAAGGACATCAACAGCCTATTGGCTCTTGGCGCAATCGGCAGCGGCGTCATCGGCATGCAGCCCGCAGCGCTAGCGGCAGGCGCGGGCATCATTGGCGGGAGGCAGCTGTATCGCCCGGGCGCGCAAGCTGCTGTCCGGGGGTTCATGGCCGCCCCTCCGGGCTTCGCACGAGAAAATCTAGGCCGGCTTCTTGCGGCAGGCGCGGCGGCAAGCCCGTACGCAGCGCCCGCTATTATAGAACAAGGACGATAGCATCCTGCGCCGCCAATTACGCGAAGCCTTCCACCCATTGACGATAAGGGCAGATGTGCCAGTGGCGCCCGCTATTTCCCAAGCTGATGACATGCCAACACTATAGCGCAACCGCGCATCCCCTAAAATAGCTGTAACGCTATGCTTATTCAGGGATGCCGCGGTGGCTTCTGTCGACATTACCTTCCCGGGGAATTTGGCACAGGTCGCCAGCAATGACGATCTGCGCGCGGTGCCGTCGACCTACCAGGATGGCGATGTACTGTATGTCGTCAACAATCCCCCCGGCCTTTTCGGCTTTGTGCCCGCATCCTTAGCCGCAGATGACGACGAGAATGTTCTGCGTCCGAACGATCGCACACCGCTGCAGGCCGGGCGATGGGTGCGCAATCCCGCGGGCTTTTCGCCCGGGCCGACTGGTGCGGCGGAAAACACCTACCACGACTTGGCTATCTTTCAGGCCAGCGACGTTGCGCGAACGAGGGCAACGCTTGTCGGCATCAGTGGCATCCCAAACGGCGACTTCTACTGGTCGCCTGGAGACACGACAGCCGCCGATGGAAAGAACGTAATCGCCTCGACGGTATCGGGAGCAAATGGGCGCTGGGTGCGCGCCGGCTCTCGAGCGATTGTCTACGTCAATAGCAGCCCAACTGCGACCGGGTCCCAGAATAAGCAGGCATGGGATGCTGCCTTTGCGGCTGTTGAGGTAGGCGGTCGGATTATCGACCCGCAAGGATCCGCGCGCTATCCGCTCGATACCAGCAACGGGCCTGTCCAGATCACGAAGTTCTGCACGATCCAGCAGGACGGGCAATGGTTTTCCACTGGTCACACATTCTCGAGCAGCTTCACTCCGCCGTTGGGCATGCCCTTCTGTGTGTTTGCCAGCGACGGCGTGCCGTTTGTCCTGAAAGGCAGCGGGCAGGCTGAAGGCGACGGCACCAAGGATGATGTGAACACGGGTGACATCCGCTCGCACCCGACGCTCTATTATCTGAAGGGTGTGACGGGAGCCGTCGCGGAGTCGCCGGCCCTGACGATCAAGAACGTGACCAAGGTTGGCTTTTCGCTTGACCGCTGCACAAACTGCACCGTCGCTGTTGATTGGGAGGGCGGGGTCTTCCCGTACAACGACACGAGTTACTTCGGCATTGTCGCGGAAGGTGGCGGAGGAAAACACGACCTCAGCCGGAACACGGTTCGTCGTGGCGCAGATAACGGCCGCATCGTCAATTTCATCTTTACGGGCGGCTATTATGGCGTGTGCGCGCAAAATCGCATCCGAGATAATTCCTATGATGTATGGGAAAAGCTAGCCTACCTGTATGGTGAGCGACAGGATGTAGGCAACAATTCTGGCGTTTGCGTAATGACGGATTCCGTTCGCCTAAACAAGGCGACCGGCAGCAAGGTCTACAATCACAAGCTGGGCGACAACGCGGCCGGCATTGTTTCGATCTACGATTCGACTGACATTACGATTGAAAACGCTGTTGCCACCAAACTGCGGCAGATCGCATTTTATGCCGCCCGCAGCGATACTAGCTACACGGGGGGGCTGAAGAACATCCAGATTGTGAACCCGACCGCGACGGGAAATCCGACGCAGGCAACCGTGACTGGCTCGATCAGCGGCAACATCCTGACCGTCACCGGCGTGGCGTCAGGCACTCTTCTGGAGGGGCATTTCCTGCAGGGTGCCGGCCTTGCCACTCCCACCCGAGTGGTAGGCTACGGCACGGTAAACCCGGATGGCACTGGCACCTATTACGTCAAGCCCGGCAGCCAAACCGTGGCGTCTACCACCATCGTCACCGTCTCCGAGCTTCTCCCAGCAGTGCGCTTCCTAGCGCAGGGCGCGGATGGTGAGGACATCACCATCACAAACCCCAATTTCAGCAACTTTGCTACCGACTCTGGCGCTGGTGTGATCGAGTTCACCGGCATCTCTCCCTATGCGTTCCGCAGGGTCAAGGTTACCGGCTTTAAGGGAATGTCCACGGCCCAGCGCGCCGTCGTGCTGAACAGGGTTACGGATTCTACGATCAATGGCGTAGATTTTACCGGTACGGGGCCAAGCGCTGTCCAAGAGATCGGATGTGCTCGCAATCGGCATACCGGGATCTTCGCGCCTAACGTCGCCAACCCGGGCGTAGAAGGCCTGTCTGCCACGTCGACAACCGACACCAGCCAATACGGCATGACGGCGCTCCGCGGCTTGGTGACCCTTACCGGGCCAACGACGACGCTTCTCGGTCGATTCGCTCCGGAGGCATGGGCCTCCTTCACGCCCGACAACGATGTCGCCTCTGATTGGCTCAAGACGGAGGGGTCGTTGATCTGGGCAGTTTCGGGCGGGAACATCACCATCCGCACGAAAGCCGGCAATACGCCGCCTGCAAATACGAACTTCCGCTATGATGTGAGGAACTGACGCATGGATATTACGCCGCAGATGATCGACGCGGCTCGCTCGGTTCGGGCTACATTGCTCGATGTAGAGGCTGCTGTCGATCCTAACAGCATGACTATGCCTTCTGCCGTGGCGCGGCATCACAACGCGCTCGGTTCCCTTCTCGACCTGTTCAAGAGCGGAATAGACCCTGCGGTCTTCCGGGAACTGAACGGCGGAGTGGACAAGACCCTATAACCCTTCACCAAGGAGAAGACCATGCACGACAAGCACCCGCGCCACGGGCACAAGCCTCGGCAATGACGGCCCTTCGGATCGCCAACGTCGTCGTATGGGCAGTGATGCTGTTATACATGACACCCGGCGCGGTTGCTTCGGTGACAAAGCGCGCGCGGTACGGCGATCCTATGCGCCTTGCGTGTGCACTGACTGCTATCCTTTTCATTGGGTTCAATGCGTTCTGGCTGTGGGGCGCATCAGATCAAGCGGACCTGAGACCTGCGGAAGCGACGACGCTGAAATTTCTGCTTGTCCTGAGCGCGGCGCTTGGCTGCTACATCCTGAGCCTTGGGCGGACCTACGGGCGGGGTTCCCTGCTCAAGCGGCGTGATAATGATGCCTAGCCCCATACCGGTCACAGTCGCTTCGACTGGATTTACCTGGACCGCTGCCCTGATGGGGGTCGCAAATCTTCTGATTGGCGGCCTGCTGGTAGCGATCGTCCGCACCCGTCCTGCTCTCAAGAAAATCGCCAACGAGCGCGAGGCCAACCTTCTTAACGAGCGGGCGGAGGAAATGGAAGCGATGCGCGCTCGGGTAGATGCCTTGGAGGCGAAGCTAGAGCGGGAGCGCGCCCGCCATGAGGCGGAACGTGCGCTCGATAGGCATCGGCTCAACAACATGGACCAATGTCTGAACTACCTCTTCATGGTCTTCGAAAAGATGCCCGAAAAAGTCCCGGAGGCCATGGCGGCTGTCAAGGACATGCGCGCTGAACAACTGAAGGCGGAGGCAATCGAAAAGGCCACGATCCACGCAGCCGAAATCCAGAAAGCGGGAGGCGAGGAATGACCGTAGACGACGCGAAGCGCCTGCAAGAGCGGCTGGGACTGGTGCAGGACGGCATTGCCGGCCGCGACACTTACCGCGCTCTGTTCGCCCGATTTGGCGCGCTGCCGACGATCGCGCCGGAGCTTGGCCTGTCCGCCGCAGTGCATCTCAACGCCTATAGCATCGCAGATAAGCCGCTGCGCCTCGCGCACTTCATGGCGCAGGTTGCTCACGAAAGCGGCGGCTTCCGGTACATGGAAGAAATCTGGGGCCCGACCGACGCACAGCGCGCCTATGAGGGTCGTGGCCTGCTCGGGAACACGCAACCCGGCGATGGTTACCGATACAAGGGGCGCGGGCCGATCCAACTCACCGGCCGGGTGAATTACCGCCTGTTCGGCCGCGCGCTGGGGCTCGACTTCGAACAGCATCCCGAGATCGTCGCTCTCCCCTCGGTAGGTCTGATGGCTGCCTGTCACTTCTGGCAGATGGGTGGCCTCAACGAGCTAGCTGACGCTGACGATGTGCTGACCATCACCAAGCGCGTGAACGGCGGCCAAAATGGCCTTGCCGATCGACAGGCGCAGCTTGCGCGAGCGAAGGAGTTGCTGCTGTGAAGATCCTCAACGCGTTGAAGGGCATCGGCGGGGAATATGAGGTCCAACGCATCTTGGGCGCGTTTGGCACCGTCGTCTATGTCGTCTCCGCCCCTGCTCTGATCTGGTTTGGCAAGGTCACGGCTTCGTTCGATAGCTTCTGCATCGCCTACCCTGCCGGCATCGCCGCGTGTGTCGGTGCAACGGCCGGTGCCATCGCCCTCAAAGACCGCAACGTCGCCACCGCAAAGGTCGTGGAAAGCACCGGGTCCTTGCCCGCCACGCCGCCCATGCCTCCGGCTGGGCCGGCGACCGTGGATGCGTCGGCATGATCCCCGCGTGGATCCTCCGCTACGCTGCCCCGCCGCTGGTGGTGGCCGCGATCGTCGCTTGGCTATGGCTGGGCTGGAGCCACGCCGTCAGCCGCGCTGACAAGCTCCAGACGCAGCTAACCGCTCAGACTGCCCGTGCTGATGCTGCCGAGCGTAAGGTCGCCGCCATGGCCCAAGCCGATGCCGAACGAGCGATGGACGACAGCAAGATAGACCAGATGAAGGACGATCTGACCCATGCAATCGCGACTGCGCCAAAGGGTACTGCTCCCGGCCCTGCTACCCTTGCTTTGGGCTGCGCAAGGATGCGGCAGGCAGGACGTACCGCCTCCCCAGCCTATTCAGCTAAGTGCCGTTGATGCAGCCGCGGCATCCAGACCAAAGCCGGTCATGCCAGATGCCGCCCTCACCGACGATGCTGCGTCGGCTCAGTACAGCGCTGATCTTGAGCTATGGGGTGAAGGGATATCGCGTGCCTGGGGCCGTGTTTGTCGGTCGCTGGCTGCGCAGGGTATCGCGGTAAGTTGTCCGGTGGTGAAGTGAGGCGTCCGGCTATCTGGCCCGTATTCCAGATCTAGGGGTGGAGGCCGAACGCCTCAATCTGTGAACCGCCTCGCGACAGCTACGAAACAGGCCGTAGCCTATTGCGCGGATTCGCGTCAAGGGGTACACCGCTTATGTGGCGGCGGGGAAAGGCATGCAGGCGGCTGGTCGAAGCCATCGGGAGCCGATAACGCCGTCACTCCTACCCGCCCTTGATCCGAACGGCCGGTCATGCGATTCTGGTTTTGCACACTGGAGTATCGCAGCGGGCGACCGTTCGGACTTCCGAAGGCCCGGCCCTAGGTCGGGCCTTTTGCTTTGCGGCTTCTCGCCTTCCGCTACCGTGCCCGGCACCCTCACCGCAAAGTAGGGCTATCCACCATCGGTATGACGCCGGTATCCCCATGGTCCATCAGCCTGCGCACCCGAGCCCGGAAGAACTGCCGCACCTCTAGCGGCGTCTCCTTCCACTGCCCCCATGGGTGAAGATGGGCTATCTCCGGTGCCTGATCCTTTGGCGTCCTGACCATCAGGTAGACAGCCCAATCGTCCTCTTGAGGGTCGGTCATGTCGGGAGGAAATCGTAGGCCGGTCATGGGGTGGTGATAGCAGGTTAGGCGGTCGGGGTATCGGCGGGGTTAGAGCGCTTGCGAAGGACGATCTTGTCCTCGTAAGTGTCAGGGTCTTCGATGATGTCATATTCGTAGCCAAGCATGGCGGCTACTTCCAGGTACGGATCATCGGCGCGAATTGGTGCCCCCTCGACCCGGTCGGCGTCATTGTAGATGGGCTGGCTGCAATCACCAATCGATACATGCCCCCCGCGCGCCAACCACGCAAAGTCGGCGGAAGTTCGCGACGAGCCATCCCAATGCAGCCAAACCTCGGCATCGGCTGGCAAGCCCTGAAGCGCTGCGATTAGCTCGGCAACCGTCATCACTTCCCCCTCACCTCATCAAGCGCGATGATCGCGGCGCGGGCCTCTTCTGCGAAGTCCTGCCACTCGTAAAAATTGCCGGTATCTACAGCGCTTGTAACCGCTGACAGCATAACACGCGCCACAGCCTCGACCTCAGCGTCTGTCGGCTCTCGCATCACTCTACATCCATGCTGCGGATGGCGGCGTCCATTCTACTCTGCAACTCAGCAGCCAGTGCGGGATCGTAGAACTCATCGTCAGGCACGACGCCTTTTGGGCTACAGATCGCAACGTGGTAGGCGATCGCCAGCTTCGCCGCACGCTCCCGCATCGCCTCCTCGGCTTGGCGGCGGACCCGAGCCACCAGATCGGCAAGGTTGTCGCGGTTGATGACGTTCAAGGCAACCTGATCGCGGTAGGCATCGGCAATCAGGTAGTCGCCAGCGGTAGGCGTCACCTTATCCATGGGTCACCTCGGGAGCCGTAGCACGTTCCCACATCGTCGGGCGGCCATCAGGGAAAGACGCGCGGAAAGGATTGGTCGGGATATCACGAGGAAGCCAATGCGTCGGCACAAAGTCCAGGTCGACCAGCTCTTCATCGGTGGAATGACCCAGATACCATGCGCCGCCCCGGCGATACGCGACCGCCGCCCACGCTAGTCCATCACCGACTATGCAGTCGCTTCCGTCTGCCGTCTCGATCGGCTCCCACCGTCCAAATGCAGGGGCTTCAGTCATGGGAGGGGTCCGACAAAACGACCTCTGGCTGGTTGAGCGTCTCTCGCCACCATTCCTCAGCAAATTGTTTCTCGTGCGGCGTTCCGTCCAGAAGCAACCGCGCTGCCGCCCTCGCTCTGCTATTCCACCGTTCTGCTCGCTTTACCCGGCGCTCAAGGCCAGCGGCATAGCTTGACGGCTCGAAGGGTGGGTTGCCTCGCTTGTTCGAGTCCATCACTCTTCTCCTTATCGTGTAGGGGCGTCAGAAGGGGTGGGTTTGCGTTCGAGCGAGCATGCGCGCTCAAGCCACTGGTTGCGGAGGCCATGCAAGTATGACTTGTCAGGAAATTGCCGAGCCCGCTGTTCGCATTCTTCCGCCATATGCAGAGCGGTCAGCATATCCTTATCATGCGTGTTGGGTGGCCTCATCACCCCTCTCCCACTTCCGCAAAATACAGCCCCGTCTCATTGAACGAGGCAGGCTTGTCACTCAGCCGGTACACCTTGGGTCTATCCTCTCCATACCGTAGGAAACGGTACTGACGGTCGCGCGAGAAGCCCTGCGCAAAGCCGCTCAGCTCACCTGGATCGAGTACCCGCCTGTAGCCCTCTGGTGCTTCCCAGCGGTTCGATGCCGACAGGCGGAGTAGGTCGGACAGGATGCGTCGGAGGCGCATTAGGCGGCTCCTTCGTCGAGGCTGCGAGCAGGGCCATAGATTGTGAAGCCAGCTTTATTGCGACGGCAGCCGAAGTGCCGTCCCTCCCAAGGCTGATCGCCGGGCCGCTGGAACGCGATGCTAGCGATGCCGTCCGCGGGCCATTCATAATCGGGCGCGGAAAGGCGTTTCGCGACGCGAGCGGCGAGAATATAATCGTCGGGCTCTGCGTAGATGATGACGCGCGGTGTCTTGCCCATCATAGCTTCCTAATATTAGGAAGCGAGCCCTGCCCGTAGACGCGCTGATTGCGGATCACGTCAAGAATGAAGTGCCGCTGCACTTTTCCCGAGCGAATATCATCCGGCAGCGGGTCAGCATTGCCAAGAAAAAACCTAGCGATCACCCAAGCGGTATCGCGATCTGCTTGCGTGACGGTATCATCCATGATCCGTCTCCCGGCCGAAGCAAGGCGGCATACGCCCTTGGATTGTTCGGCAATCTAAACCGGCGGGAGCGCCGCACACCTTGCAGGGCGGCAGATTGTTCTCTTTTTCGTCCAGCCATGCGTGGCCAGCCTCGGTCCAGCCTTCGTGTCGGATCAGCTTCCGCGCTGCCGCCATCTCGATACTGTTGTGAAAGCCGGTGTCTTTCAGCAGCGTCACTAGATCGCGCAGGCCGCCTTCGAGCGCTGCAATGCGATCCGCGGCCTCGCCGCAAAGCTCGATGTTGCGGATCGTGCCGTCATCGTTGCAGCCGATGGTGTTGTCGTCGCGTAGTCTGGAGATTAAGTCAGTATCAGCCATGTGACCCTCCTACGGTCGCTTGGTCGGGGTCGTCAGCGAGCAAGGCTGGCGGCCCCTGTTTCGGTTTACGGAGGACCGCTAAGCTATTGATTCATATGGGGCGCTTTTGCCGATGGTTTACACGGCAGACCGCGAATAACTGACAAACACATCAGCTTTGGGAGCAGGATGTCGCAGGTTCGAATCCTGTCTCCCCGACCATAAAATCAATCACTTAGCGGCTTCCTGCCGCAGTCGGTTTACAGCCGGTTTACACGCACCGGCTCCGTTCTCACACTTTAGCAGCCGCGATTCGCTTGCCAAGCTCAATCACGACACGGGTTTGATCGACGTATTTTACCCGGATCGCAGCCACCTCCGTCGTCTTCCAGCCGAGGATGTCGGCAATCTCTTGGTCGTTCAGTCCTGCCAGCATGCACCGGGTGGCGAACGTGCCGCGCAGGTCGTGAAAATTGCGCTCTACCTTGCTGGCAATCTTGGCGTCGTTGAACCGGCTGCCAAAGCCAGAGGGCGTCCACGGTTGCCAATGGCTGTTCGACAGGATCGTCTCTGGCAGCGGCTTGCGCCGATCCTCCCGCTTGCCAGCCATCTCGGCAGCATGGCGGTCACGGATGCGCTGGAGCAGTGCCTGCGTATCTCCTAGCACCGGAACGCGCGCGGTAGCCTTGCCCTTGCTTTTACCGGTCTTCCAGAGGATCGCGTGTTCCCCCACTGCCGACCACGGCAGCCGGATCAGATCGCCACGCCGCAAGCCGGTGAGAGAAGCAAGCTCCACTGCCTCCTGCATCTCGACAGAGGCATGAGGCATGAATGCGGCTATATCGCCTGCTTCCCAGATCACATCGGATCGATCCGCCTCGTAAAGCCGGTCTATGCCTGTCAGGACGCTGGGTGGCAGCTTTCCGCGGTCGTGAGCCCATGAAAGAAGCCGTGTGAAGCAGGTGATCGCCGCATCCGCGCTACGGGGCTGATGCGCCCACCGATCGCGCCAAGCTAAAACATCCTGCCGCACCCGCCGGTCGGTAAAGACGGCTAGCGATACCGTTCCAAACTCGGCCGATATGCGATCAAGCCAAGTGCCATAGTTGACCCTGGTTGCTTTCGACACGCGACCCCATTCAGCGCTACGGCGGAATTCCTCGATCAGCGAATCGATCGTCTCGACCGCTACGCGCGGCAGTTCGCGCCGCTTTTCGGCAGCGGCATCGGTCAGTGCAGCAGTGATCTTCGGCCGCGCCCCCTCAGCGCGCAGGATGCAGGGACCGCCGCGCCAAGCGTAGACGTACCAGACGGCAGCCTGCCCCTTGCGCAGTTTCCTGACGATATGAAGCCCGGCGACCATCAGCTTGCCTGTTGCGCCTTCCATGCGTCATAGGGGCTCAGCGCCGCGTGACTGGTGTCGGCCGGGAGTGTCAGAATCGATCCATCAGGGCCGATCTTCACGCTACCGACCTTTACGCCTGCATCTCGCACAGCCTTGATAGCCCGCTTGATTGCGACCGCGCTCGGGTAATGCGCCTCACCCATCCCGCCCCTCCTTTATCTCGATACTCGCAAGCAGCATCTTCTCTTGCCATTTGGACAGGACAGCGGCTTCAGCATCTGGGCCGGTGCCGACGCAGACGACCTGATGATCGCCTTTGACGGTAAGCCGGGTATAGCCTTCGGTGTCCCGGTTCGCTGGAGTGATGTCGAAGGGGGGTGTCATGGCTGCTGCTCCCCAAGACGGGTAGCGCACCGCGTTGCAGCACTTTCGTCGTCAGTGATCGCGAACAGCACCCGATTGGCCCAACCGCAATCATTGTTACCAGCCACCTGCCACGTCGCAATCGCGCACAAGACGCTGAACATTGCTGCAAAGAAAGATAATACCCCACAGATGGCCGAGAAAATCTGGTTTCCGGCCGACTCAGGTTCTGCCTGCTCGTTATCAGCAGGACGGTTGTCGCGGTTAGGTGTCATCGTTCCTGCTCCTTCAGGAGAGCGGCGCGGGGCTTGTACGTCGCCAAAGCTGCGCCGCGGCGTTGGTCTGCCTGCTCTTCCGTGCACCCTTCCCAAATGGCGCTACAGCCCGAATGATGCAGGAGATGGCCGCACCAAGCGCACTCGCGCCGCGATAGCCATTTGCGCTCCAGGCGCGTCAGGCTTTCAACGGTGCGCGCTGCTATCCCTTCTACGTTGAGGGTTGTGGGATTGGTCATGCGCCCTCTCCTTGGGCGATGCCTTCGGCCCGCGCTGTCGTGCTTTGCACAGAGCCAGCTTCGCCGTCTCCGCCCTTCGGGCTTCCATCGCTATCGCGGGCAAGGCTACTGCCTCCAATGATGCCGACACACATACCCCTGAGGCAGCAGTCTACTAAAATCTCGCTGCTTTCGAATGACAGGCTTTCGAAACGGAGAGCATGACCGCGATGTTCTAACCACACTGATGCCGCAAGAGCGCGAGCTTTTGACCGGAGGATGCCGTCAAATTCCTCATCGAGGCGCGAGGGATCGAAGCCCGAAGGGGCAAGACCCGCAGGGGCTTGATCGGAGACGAGAGCCCGGTCCGCAGGACGCGCCGTATCCTTGACGCTCACACCCCCTTCTCCTGTGCAGCGCAGCTGTCGATGGGGTGGAGGGCGGCGATGACGCGGGCCAAGCCGGCTTGTGCGTCCTCGTAGCTCCGCCAGCCGCATTTGCCGACCATATCCGACACCGAGACGCGCGCTAAGACGTGCGCGGCTTCCTGAATTGCGGCCTCCCCCACGCTTCCCGCATGATTGGACGGGCTGGCGGCGGGGATGCGCGCGACCAGCTTTTCCCATACGCCGAACCCCGGCTTTTCCTTGGCCGCGTAGAGAATGGCAGCATCAACGGCCTCCTGCTCGGTGCCGCCAGTCCGCCATGTCATGGACATGGAATAGGTCGTCGTCGGCCCGTTCGCCTTGGACAGCGCAAGAGCAACAACGAACACGTCCCCCTCCCCGCTCGTCAGCCCCTCTAACGGTTGGGCGGCGGGGGGAAGCGTGCCGTCAGCCTGATACGCTGCACCGGAGCAAAATGCGTCGCGCAATGCGGCTTGATCGACGCCGGGATAGCAGGTGCAAGCCGCATCGGACGCGCAGGCGTATGCCGCCTCGGCCCTGTCGACCGGGGTCGGTGATGCGAGGGCGGACACGCGATCAGCGGCAGAATAGGCTTCTGCACGCCGCATGTTGCGACTAGCGCGCTGATCGTAATTATCAGTGGCCTCAAAGGCTTCGGGGTCGATAGCCCTTGCCAGCGCCTCCCGCGATTTTTCTCCCCCGTGTGAGGGAGTACGGGTGTTCCAGGCGGCAGCCGCCTCGGCAAAGTGGGTTCCGTCTGCGCAGACTTTAACGGACGGCGAGACTTCGCAGTAATTGCAGCTTATGCGGGTCCAAGCGTCACCCTGGATAGCAGGGTTTTCCGGCTCGACCCATGGTTCACTTCCGCAAAACGGACACGGCAGTAGCTCTACCTTGGTGCTAGGCATGGGGATGGTCCTTAGAATAGAGGGGTGCCGCGCCCTGACGGGCCGGGCTGGCGGGCTTCGCCCCAAGCCCCTGCGGGTCTTGGCCAGAGGCGCTCATCCCTCGCGGGGCGAAAAAGCCGGAAAAGTCGGCGTTGGTGAGAGGCCACACAGGCGAGCCATCGGGCCGCTTGCGCTCCGAACGCGCCAGAATGTCGCGGTAGGTCATGCTGCTTGGCCCTCCCGCAAGAGGTCTTCCACCTGCACGCCCAGCCATTTGCTCAGCGTGGCCAGCGCCCAATCCACGAAGGCGGCGCGCTCGTTCTCCGGCATCTTGGCGAACGACGTACTGTCGTAGTCCTTGATCGTGTCACCGCTCGGGAGCGTGATGGTGCGGACGAGGCCCCGCCGATCCTTGAGGATGCGGTGAAGCATCTCCGCGTCGATCGCGTCGCCCTCGATACGCTCCGACAGCATCGGAGCCGCGATGCCGAGGCAAGACCAGTACAAAGCATTCCGTCTTACGTTGCCTGCCGTCCGGGTGATCCGGACGCGCACCGGGCCATCATCCAGCGCGCGGATAGCAGCTTCTGCGATCGGCCCGACCGGGCGCAGACCGCCTAGAACCTTACGGAAGATCAGGGGCGCTTGATCAGACATTGCGAGCCTCCCATGCTTGGCCCATCGTCGTGCGCAGCCATGCAGACCAGTAGCCCGTTGCGACCGTGACGGCGTTGAAGCCGTATTTCAGTTCGAAGGATTGCCACCCGCCGCGCTGGCGGAATGCTCCTATCTTGCCGCTCTGCTCATCGTGATGGCGTTGGCACAGGGGGATGGCGTGCTTGTCGCTCGCTTTGGTCCCCATGCCCTTATCCCCACCATGATCGACATGAGCCGCTTCCACCGGGGATTTCCGCGGCGGGTCGCCCTCCCCACAACCGCCGGCCTTATGGCCATGGAGGTAGCAGGGGCGGCCGCGAAGCCATTGCAGATAGCCGGGCGCGCTCTTTTCAGCGGGGCGACCAGCATTCGACCGGCGTGGCGCTGTGTGCTTGCTAGTTAGCATTACAGCCTCCACTCACGGCCGCCAGCAACACGGCGGTTGCGCAGCCCGGCGCGTCGGTAGGCCTCGCGATCCTCCCAATTCGCTTTCAGCTTCGACAGCCGGTACAGAGGATCTGTCGCGTACAGGTGGCGACGGTGTTCGGCGCGGGTCATGCGCCGTTCTCCATCGCGATCAGCTCGCGACGGCGGGCAATCTCCTTTTCCAGGCCAAGGAAGTCGGCGCCATCGCCTTCCCAATAATACCGGACCTCAGCCTGCACCTGGTCGAGCAGCGGCTTTTCGGCGGCCAGCAGCGCGTCAAGCATGTCGTCGTCGGCGCAAGCCTCAAGCCCGCGGGCAAACTGGCCGCAGGCCGTACGGATGCCAGCGCGCGTCTTGATCGGCCCGGTCAGAGGGGGTGGCTTCTGGCGACCTTCCTGCTGCTGCTCTGTCTGATGCTCGATAGCCACCGGCTCAGGCGCAGCGTTCCGTGCCGGCTGGTCGGCAACGATGTCCTGCACCTCGCCAACCTCGTACAAGCCGCTGGTAGCGCCCGGGTAGACCGACCGGACGCCTTCGCTGATGACGCGGCTGCGAAGCATCTGACGGGGGTATTTGCGCCACATGTCGGTGGTTAGCTGAGCTTGGCGAGCGCGTTCCATCGTCCAGTCGATGCGGACAGTGCCGCCGCCCGGATGGCTAAACGTCGCATCCGCTTTGTGATCATCCAGAGCGTGCCACTCAACCTTGCCGCCAGCCTGAACGAAGTCGCGCAGCATGGCATCCGCCTTCTTGGCAGGCTTGCCCTTGATGATGTGGTAATCGCGGAACACGACGGCCGGGTGTTGCCCTTCAGCCTGCGCCAGAAGACACAGCGTCAGGACGGCATTGGGGTCATTCGACCCGAACAGGCCGCCTTTGGCGATAGCAAGCGCAACGCGCTCAATGTCAGCGATCGGCAGCATAGGCGCGCCGGTCATCGGGACGATGGCGTTCATGCCCGCGTTCCTTTCTTGTCAAACAGGGAGGATGCTGACGACAGGGTGGACAGCACCTCTTGGGTGAGGTGAAGGGCAGGCCTGGCCCATGCGAACACAGCAATGCTGCCGATGAACATCAGGGTCATGCCGATCTGTGCGAGGTCAGGAGCCATCAGGCGTCTCCCCGCGGCTTGCCGGCAGCTTCCCAAGACGCGACGGCCTCAAGCCAGCTTTCCTGCTCATCAATGAGGTCGCGCGCCTGATCGGTTTCGCGTTCGATCTCTTCGTCGCTCATCGCACTAAAGTCAGCGGCGTATTTCTTCCACGCGTCTTCCATCAGGCGTCTCCCTGAGTGGCGAGAGACCGGCTGAACTTGGCGAATGTCTCGTAATGCTGCCGAGAAGCGCCCTGATAGGTCAGCGTGTCATTCTTGCGCTTGTAGACGATGTGCGTGGATGGCCGTCCTTTGTCGGTCGGAACCCACATACGATAGCGGACGACCTCAAACGGATTGGTGACTTCGGTCAGCGTCGCGCCATTGCGCTCCAGCCAGGTCATAAAGTCGTCGCGCTTGAAGCTGCGAAGGAAGTGAGGGGCGCCAGCCATCACGCCCTCCACGCATCGGGGTTGAGAGGAACGGCGCGGGTCGTGATCGTCGGCAACCGCGGGAAGTGCCACGGGTCGGTCGCCTGCTGCTCTTCGGTGCGCAGATCGTCCTCGACCATGTCGCACCCTTTTTCGATGCGATCAGAGCCGTAGGAGAACGACAGGTTCTCGTTGAGCGAGCGGATCAACTCGACCTGCGCCATGGCTGGCAACTCACGCGCCAAGCCAAGCGCCATGTCCTTGATCTGGTCGATCGTCAGGGCTGCGGTGTCACCCGTCCAGCCGGTGGGGCTTGGGATGTGGGTCATTTCGCAGACACCACGATCAAGCCAGAACGCTCACCGCCCGCGACGTTTTTGCGTCCAGCCATGTCAGGAAATTCCAGCACGACGTTCGCGCGTTCATAGTCGTCGTCTTCGCTGCGACGCCGATTGGCCCAATAAGGCTGATTGCCGAACGACGAGAAAACGACCCCCTCGCCACGGATCAGCACGTAAGCAAAATCCGTCGTTCGGCTATTGTCCCAAGGCCACGGCCAGCCCGCAGCAGGCAGGGTAACGTCATTGCGATCATCGGCGAAGAATGCAGCCATCGCATCGGCGAACTGCTTCTCAGTAGTGGCTGCTAGGACAGCATCATCAATGCCTTCAGGATAGCCATCCCAGGCTATCGAGCCGAGCCATTCCAACCCATCATCTTGGGCGATGTAGAAGTCTGCCCGAGTTCCCATCCTGCGTCTCCTGCCGGCTCAGTGCCGGTGTGGAGATGGTTTGCACTATGCAAACTGGCAGGTCAAGAAAAAAGTTTGCGAGTTGCAAACCTACATGTTGAGCCGGCTTTCTACCTCGGAAAGACGGCGCTCAAGGTCGTCCGCGCGCCGGCGCGCTTCAGCCGCCTGCGCATCAAGTTGGTCGATAAGATGCTGGCATGTCGGCTGACCATCAATGCCGTGCCACCGATCAAACAGAGGCGTTTCACGGTTTCGGCAGACCTGGTCCTTGCTTGGCGCCGTTATCCACCAAAGGCCCGCTATCGCAGCGATGACGAACGCAACGCACCCGCCCACGTCTTCGCCTGTTTTATTAGCCATCCGTACCAGTGCGGTCGTTAGCAGGCTTAACCGGAGACAGTCCTTCTAGCCGTTCTTGCGTACGGACTACCTGGATCGCATCCTTGCGAAGCTGGCGGAGGCTCATGGCGTCCTGTGGATCCATGAATAGTTCGTAGACAGCGATATTCAGGGCGTGCGCTACGTCGCGGACGATGGTCGGGCTGTAGTCCTGCCGATCATTGACCAGAAGCGACACGACGCCTTTGCTCAGCTCCGTCTTCTCGATGATGTCTTTTTGGCTGACGTGCAGCGTCGCCATCCACTCGCGCAGAAACCAGTTGGTATAGCGTTTGGGTCGGCTGTGGCTCACCGGCCGAATATAGCGCCGCGTCGGACGCATGTCGTTTGCATGGCGCAAACTTGCCACTTGAATTTCTGTTTGCATTATGCAAACTGACAATCATGGAAAAGCCCGACACTCCTACGGCTTTGGCGAATGCGGCGGGCATCAGCCTTCCATATGCCAGCCAGTTGCTGAGCGATAATCCGATCCAGCGACGAACGCCATCGCGCCCGCTGGCAATCCACATCTATCGCACAACGGGATGGCGTCACCCGATGCTCTCCGAGTTAAGCGACGACCAGATCGCGGTCTTTGAGCAGGTCGAGCCGTGGACGCCTCGGCAGGACGCGGCCGCATGATCGCTTTTTGCGCTATTGCCGGCATTGCCTTTGGCTGGGTGATCCACGCCGTCCGCCATGATCGCTGGCACGCCCGGCATGGCGTTTCGCCTCGTCTGCACGACGGCGCTGATCAGGACCGGTTCGAAAATCATCATCACAATGGGAGCGTATACTGATGCCTCTCGCCAATGGCTTGCCCCGTCGCAGCCGCCCCACCACAAAGTCCTACCGCGCTGCGGTAAAGCAGATCATCATCGGCGTTCAGGCTGCGCACGGCCTGCATGACGCTGAGCTTGCCGAGCGTCTCGGCTGCTCCGCTGGTACGGTGAAGAACGCCCGCAACGAAGCGGGTAACCTCGACGCTGTCACCCTGATCAACGTGGAATACGAGTTCGGCCCGGCTGCGGTCGATCCCTACCTCGCGCTCGGTGGCTCGCGTGCCATCCCGACCGACTGCACCAACGACGACGCGCAGGACGCGACCATGAGCCTGTCGGGCGTGCTGCATGCCCTGATCGCGGCGCAGTCCCCGTCTAGCGAAGGCGGCGTCAAGATCACGCTCAACGAGCTGCGGGTGCTTGCCCCCAAGCTGCGCGAGGCCCGGCAGGCGCTGGACGTGCTGATCGAGCAATCGAGGTTCGCGGCATGACGCCCGCCATCGTCCTCCCTGCCCTTCTGGTCGTCAACACCCGCAGCGGCACTTTCACCTTTCACCCTGTCAGCGAGCCCCTGCCGGTTCGCAAGGAGGCTCGGGCATGAGTTGGCTAAGCCGTCCCCATCTGCGCGCTCTATTTTTTGCCGCACAGGTACAGCGAGATCCGTTCGGCATCAACGCCGCCCTCGCCGAACGCAAGGCCGCCCGCCCTGCCCGTCAGGCCGCTGCAAAGCGTGGCCGGGAGGCGCGCAAGTGACCGTCGCGCCACAGGAAATGGTGGATAAGCTGCTGCTCAACAACAGCTCGGCATCCGCTTATCGCGCGCTGAAGGACATGGGCTACAGCGTGACGCTGTCGCATCTCGATGTCCGCATCGCGCAGCTTCGCGCCGCAGGAAAGCGCGGCACGATGCCCAAACCGACCGAGTTTGCACCGGAGGATACGGGCGTTGCTGACGCTGCTTCGGGCAGCGCTTGGCTGCTACGCGCCTGCCTCAACCTCTACGCCCGCAAAGCCTTCGCCAAGCGCATGACGCTGGAAGAGGCGATGCTGACGACGCTGTACAGCCCCGAGCAGGTGCAGGCCTGGAGGCGCGCGGCATGAGCAACTGCGGCGACACCGATCTGGTCACTTTCCGGGTGGAGGGGGCGCCTGTGGCAAAGGGCCGAGCTCGCGCTGCGGTGATCGGCGGCATGGCGCGGCTCTACACTCCGCAGAAGACGCGGAAGTACGAAGATCAGGTCCGCATTGCTGCGGCCTGCGCAATGGGGGCACGCCGGCCGTTTGAGGGTGAGGTCATCATGACCGTCACGGCTCTGGTGCCGATCCCCAAGAGCTTCAGCATCAAGAAGCGTGCGACCGCCATTGCCGGGATCATCCGGCCGACGACGCGCCCTGATGCGGACAATTACGCCAAGGCTGCCCTCGATGGCTGCAACGGCATCCTGTTCCGCGACGATAGCCAGATCACGGATCTGATCATCCGCAAGCGCTTCGCCACGGAACCTCACCTGATCATCACCATGGAGGCGATGTGAGCCGCTGGTTCCGCATGTATGACGAGCTCCTGGACGATCCGAAGGTCCAGCGCCTGTCGGGCGACGATTTCAAGGCATGGGTCAACATCCTGTGCCTGGCGTCTCGCAAGGACGGTGCGCTTCCCCCGGTTGCGGACATAGGCTTTGCCCTGCGCATCGACGGCAAGAAGGCTGCTGCGATCGTCGGGCGCCTCGTTGCAGCCGAGCTCCTTGATCAGGATGGTGACCGTTACACCCCGCACGGGTGGAACGCGCGCCAGTACAAAAGCGACGTTTCAACTGGTCGGGTAAAGGCGTTCCGAGAACGCAAGAAGGCCGTTGCAGGAAACGGCGATGAAACGTTTCACGAAACAGCACCAGATACAGATACAGATACAGATGTTTCGTTAGCTAAAGCTAACGCGCCGGCTGCGCCAAAATCCGAAGATGCCGACACGGCGTTTTGGACCAACTCGAAGGCATACCTGAAGGCTGCCGGCGTCAAGAACCCAGGCGCGGTGGTGGGCGGATGGATCCGTGATCACGGCAAGGTCGAAACCGCCAGCGCCCTCACCCGAGCTCAACTCGACCGCGCGGTTGAACCGATCGCCTTCGTGCAGGGCTGCTTTCGATCTGGCAAATCACAGCGTCAGCCGGCGGTCCCGCTGTGACCGAATGGCTCCCCAGGCGACCGGGCAAGCAGCTTTGCCCCGAGTGCTCCCACAAGCGGAAGCACAAGAAAGACCCATGCCTCTCAGTCTCAGCCATCGACGGCGGACTCGTCTGGCACTGCCACAACTGCGGATTTTCAGGAGGAAACGGTGCTTCACGATCGGCACAAGGACTGGCTCGAGCAACGCGGCATCCGATCCGATACAGCGGAGGAGCTCGAGGTTTCGACGGTACGGGACGACCGGGGCAACTGGCTGTGCTTCCCATATCGGCAGGACGGCGTGCTGGTGAACCGGAAGTATCGGCTCACGTCCGAAAAGTCGCACCGCATGGACAAGGGTGGGCGTCTCTGCCTGTGGAACGAAGCCGTTTTGCGGTCGCCCCTGGTTGCCGCGGGCAAGGCATCCGTCATCATCACTGAAGGCGAGTTCGACGCCCTGGTTGCGATCCAGTGCGGCTTTGTGGCTACCGTCTCGGTCCCGAACGGGACGAGCTCGAGCTCCGCTAGCAGCGACCCGTTCACCGGCAACGCCTATTCCTACCTGTGGGAAAGCAAGAACGAGCTCGAGCGGGTTTCGCAATTCGTGCTGGCGGTCGACGGTGATGCGCCCGGCCTAGCGCTGGCGCATGACCTTGCGTCGATCCTTGGCGCAGAGCGCTGCCGCTTCGTCACCTATCCGGAAGGCTGCAAAGACCTGAACGAGGTGCTGCTTGCCTATGGGCAGGACGCGGTCGTGAGGGTGATCGACAGCGCGAAGCCGTTCCCGGTGAAGGGGCTCTACAGCCTCGAGGATTTTCCAGACGCCCCGCCGGTGCAAGGCATGCCGATCGGCATCGAGTGCATGAGCGAGCATTTGGAGCTCGTCCTTGGCACGCTCACCGTCTTCACGGGCTATGCGAACATGGGCAAGTCGACGGTGATCAACACCGTCTTGGCGCATGCGGTTGCTCGAGGTGTCACAGCGTGTGTCGCCAGCTTTGAGACGGCGCCCAAGCCGATCCTGCGGGATGGCATCGCCAAGGCCCTCATCGGTTGCAACAATCACGATTTCCCAGGCCACCCTCAGCGCCGCGATGCGTACGCGTCGATTGAGCGGCATATAAAGATCATCAGCAACGCTCTGGACGAAGACCTGGAGCTCGACATTGACGCGTTCCTCGAGACGGCGCGCATCTCGGTTCTGCGGGATGGTGCCAAGATCATCGTTCTGGATCCGTGGAACGAGCTCGAGCACAAGCGCAACCGCGACGAGACGATGACCGAGTACGTCGGCCGCGCGATCCGCAAGGTGAAGTCATTCGCCCGCCGCTACAACGTGGCGTTCTGGATTGTGGCGCACCCGACCAAGCCGGTGAAGGGCACGAACAGCGTCCCGAGCCTTTACGATATTTCGGATAGCGCCAACTGGTCGAACAAGGCGGACTATGGGCTGGTCTATCACCGCCCGGACAAGACGGTAAATGAGGCGAGTCTTGCGGTCGTGAAGGTCCGCATGGGACTGCCTGGTCAGTGCGGTGTCCAGACGGTGAAGTTCGATCACCGCGTCAACCGCATCAACGGGTTCACGGCGTGACATGCCCGCGAACAATGGCGAGCGACCAAAGCTCGATCTGGTCGATGTCCGGTACCGCAACGGCATCGTTGACCGCGGCATCAAGCCGTCAGCCCGCCGCTGGACCCTCGATGATCCAGCCTACCCCCCAAACTACGCCTGGGATGTCGTCGACTGGCAGCCCAGCAAATGAACCCACAGGAGACAACACGATGACGGAGATGGGGTGTACGGCTGATTGGCAGCCGATCGAGACGGCGCCGCTCGGCAATGAAACCAACGGCCCATTCTTTGATGTGTGCTGGCAGGGTGAAACGCATCGTTACCTGCCGGTTCTGCGACGGGAAATGGACTGCTTCAATGATGGCCGCGGTATCAAGCGCGAGCATGGATATCCGTCCATGACGACGGTCTTTCTGCGCAAACCGACACACTGGATGCCATCGCCTCGGAACCCCCTCCCCACCCAACAGACAAAGGAGCAGGGGGAATGAGCGGGGCGCCCGAATATCCGATCGCGACGCTGATCCAGATGGCAGCCATACCGGTAGACGCTGAACCGCGCTTTCTCGCTGAACTGCCGTCCATCCTTTCTGAGATCCGGCGTCTGAACGAGATGTCGGCCGCGTTTGAGCAAGTCGGTTTGAAGATCGACCTTGCGGCTGCCGGCGATCCGACATGGACCGACGATGACAAGGGGCTGGCTACGATCAGCATGGCGCTCCCTGACGGCGAAAAGATCGTAATTGAGCGCAAGATGCAGGGAGACCCCGCATGACGACCCAAGATACGAAGGTCGATTGGGGGGATGGGCCGGTTCCGATTGAGCGGCTGGCCGGGCGCATCGTGCCAGTCGAGCCTACAAGCCGCATGATCGGCGAAGGCATGCGTGCTCACATGAGAGCGCTTTACGACGGCAAGGTGGCTGTGAACCGTGGTATTGAAGATGCCACGAGAGCTGCTGCCGAAATTTGGACGGCCATGGTTCGCGCTGCACCTGATGTATCCACCCCCACCGACGAGGTCAGGGAGCGGATGGAGGCGCTGGTGCGGCGGGTCGCAGACGACAAGCATGAAACAGTGCCGGCGTGGTATGTCGATCTTTACGACGAAGCCCGCGCCATCGTCGCCCTGCTTGAGCCGGTGGATGAGGATTTGATTGAGGTTCGCCGGATCGTAGCCGAGGGCGTTCGAGGTCCATGGCCTGAAAAGGATATTGAGCACCTGCTTTCTGGCGAGAGAGATGACAGCCCCAGCATTCAGATTCCACTAGCATGCCTGAAACGCGGCCGCGCTCTTGCGGAGGCGGGGAAGTGAGCGGGGTAGAGCATCCAGACGGCAACGTCATTTGGATGGAAGATAAGGCGCTCGGCCGCCTGATGTTTCAGGGCCACATCAGCTTCCAGAAAGTCGCTCAACTCGATCTGGATGCCTTTGACCGCGCCGTCATCAGCCAGCCGATCAATAGCGCTGCGGACCTGTTCCAGACGCTCGAAATCCTGTTTCGGCGTGCTGCCGAGCAAGACGGGCAGAACGGCGTAAGTAGCCACTCACACGCCGAAAGGGAGGGGTAGGATGCCGAGGCCAACGCTTCCGGTACCAGACGACTTCGCGATGTATGCGAGCGTCGAGGGCAACCTCAAATTGCGCAAGCGCTTCAACGTCGGGGGGGCTACGATAGAGCGCTGGCGTGCTATCATCGGGGCACGGTACAATCGCCCGGCTATGCCTAAATCGATCAAGATTGCTGCTAAGAAGCGCATCCGCGCGCGATGGCAGGCACAGGAGCGCATAGAGGACCTGGACGACGGTTTTGACCTTGGCTTCTGCGTCCGTAGCGGCGGATATGGAGATTGGTGATGGGTGCCGATAATACGGCACGGGAACGGCTCGCAGAGGTTGGGGCCGCAACACGCTTCGGACCCGGTAATCCCGGTCGCCCCAAAGGGGCCCGCAACAAGCTGGGTGAGGCGTTCATCGAAGCGCTGCACGACGACTTCAACCAGTATGGGGTCGAGGCTATTCAAAAGACCCGCACTGAGAAGCCCGATCAGTACCTGAAGGTCATCGCATCTCTGCTGCCAAAGGACGTGAACCTGAACATCACCGACGACACTAGTGAGATGAGCGATGACGAGCTTGCCGAGCGGATCCAGCGCCTCACAGCGACAGTTGCTCCTTTCCTCGATCGCAGAGCTGGAAGCGCTGAGGAAACAGCTAGCGAGGCGTCGGCTTCTCGCGTTCACTGAGTACACGAACCCGGTCTATACACCCGCCGGCCATCACCAGCGCATTGCCGAAAAGCTCGAGGCGGTAGAGCGTGGCGAGATAGACCGGCTGATGATCTTCATGCCGCCGCGGCATGGCAAGTCAGAGCTAGCCTCGAAGCGCTTTCCTGCATGGTGCCTTGGCCGCAATCCCAAGCGGCAGATCATCGCAGCGAGCTACAACAGCGACCTAGCATCTGACTTTGGTCGCAACGTGCGCAACATCGTGGCAGCGCCTGAGTTCGGGCAGGCCTTCAGCGGGGTTAGCCTTGCGCCTGACAGCCAAGCCGCCAACCGCATGAATACCAACAAGGGCGGTACCTATGTGGCTGCAGGCGTTGGCACGGCGGTCACTGGGCGCGGCGCTGACATCGCCCTGATTGATGACCCGTTCAAGGATCGCGAGGAAGCGGACAGCGAACGGAGACGCGAGCTTGTGTGGGACTGGTATCGCTCCACGCTGTACACGCGCTTGATGCCTGGCGGTGCCGTAGTGCTGATCCAGACGCGGTGGCATGAGGACGATCTTGCCGGCCGGTTGCTCGAGCTTGAGCGGAATCAGTGGGATGTGCTGGAGCTTCCCGCTATCGACAGCGCGGGTAGGGCCCTGTGGCCTGAGTGGTACGACGTGCCCGCCCTCACCCGCATCAAGGATACGATCGGGCAGCGTGAATGGTCCGCGCTCTATCAGCAGCAGCCGCAGCCGGACGAGGGCACGTACTTCAAGCGCGAGTGGTTCAAGGAATGGGATGCGCTGCCCCCGCTGAACTACTACGGCACCAGCGACTATGCGGTGACCGATGGCGCGGGCGACTACACCGTGCACCGCATCTGGGGCGTGGACCAAGACGGCACGATCTACCGCGTTGATGGATGGCGCGGACAATCGACTTCGGACGTGTGGATTGAGCGCAAGCTGGACCTGATGGCCAAGTGGAAGCCGCTCGCATGGTTCGGTGAGGCTGGCGTGATCCAGAAGGCGATTGAGCCCATGCTGCGCCGTCGCATGATCGAACGCGCCGTGTTCTGCCGCCTCGAATGGATGGCAAGCATCAGCGACAAGCCGACACGCGCCCGCGGCTTTCAGGCTCGCGCAGCAATGGGAAGGGTGCGCCTTGAACCCGGCGCCGACATCAGCGAGCACCTCATGTTTCCCGCTGGTAAGCATGATGACGACGTGGATAATTCATCCCTGATTGGCCGGGCACTGGATGAGATGCACCCGGCGATCGTACGCAGCCCTGCGCCACAGCGAGATCCGCAACCCGGTGACTACCGGCCTCGCAAGCCTCAAAACACAGCTTCAGCATGGGGCTAAAGTTTGTCCGAGAAGAACGGTTATCGGACACAAGTGGGCCTAGATTGCAGCGTTGACGTATCCGACAATTCTCGTCGCTATGCCTGAACGCTTGGAAGACGAGAACCGCGACGGTATCGCCCTTACTGGCGAGACGCAGACGCTGCCCGAATACATCAAGGGCGAGCCGCCCCGGATCGAGGAGTTGCGGCGCAGGGCGGAGGAAGCGCGATCGGATCCCAAGGCTCGCCGGTCCAAGTCGAAGAAAGCGCGCCAGTATTACGACGGCCCAGGACAGCTAACGAGCGAGGTGCGCGAGACGCTGCGCCTGCGTGCCCAGCCGGCGATCTATACCAACCGTGTCCGCCCAGCCGTCAACGGCATCCTTGGTGTTCTCGAGCAGGGGCGCAGCGATCCGCAGGCCTATCCGCGTAACCCTGATGACCAGAACGCGGCCGACGTGGTTACCAAGGTGCTGCGGTTCATCGCGGACAAGTGCGACTTCAACGACATCAAGCTCAGCGTCGGGGAGAACCATTTCATCGAGGGCACGGGTGCGTGTATCGTGGAGATGGACGGGGACGATATCTGCCCGACCCAGATCCGCTGGGAAGAGTTCTATTACGACCCGTACAGCCGGCGACATGATTACCAGGACGCGCGGTACATGGGAATAGCCAAATGGGTTGATGCAGACATGGTGCGTGGCCGCTGGGCGGAACGACTGGCGCAGATCGGGGACCCGATGCACCCGTCCGGCGAAACCATGTTCTCCGAGACGTTCGAAGACCGTGGCGACAACGGCATGGGGTGGATCAACACCAAGCGCCGTCGCGTCCTGCTGTGCGAAGAATATGCCCTCGATAAGGAGGGCTGGAAGCGCATCATGTACATTGCGTCGGGCGTGCTGGAATATGGACCCTCGCCTTACCTTGACGAGAAGGGGCGCCCGTCAAACCCCATCGAGGCAACGAGCTGCTACATCGACCTGGATAATGGCCGGTACGGCATCGTTGACGACATGATGCCCATCCAGGACGAGATCAACGCGTCCCGTTCGCGCTCGCTGCACCTGATGAACTCGCGGCAGGTCCAGTATGACCCGAAGTCCGGAGGCAATCCCGTCGACAGCGATGTTGCCCGCATGGAAGCCGCGAAGGCGGATGGCGTGCTGCCGCTTGGCTGGACGATCATACCGACCAATGACCTGACGCAGGCCAACATGGTCCGCAATCAGGAGGCGAAAGCCGAGATTGAGCGCATGGGGCCGACGCCGGCCGTGCTGGGCCGGAATGAGGCTGGGTCGCAGTCAGGGCGGGCACGTCTCGTATCGCAACAGGCAGGGCTTACCGAACTTGCCCGTCCGATCGGACGGCTGAACAACTGGGAACTTCGCGTCTATCGCCAGATGTGGGCACGCGCTCGCCAGTTCTGGACGGACGAGATGTTCATCCGCATCAGCGATGACGTTCGCGCGCCGGAGTGGCTGAAGGTCAATGAGCCGCAGATGGGCATGGTCATGCAACCGCAGCCCATGGCGGGACCTGATGGGCAACCGATGGTCGATCCGTCGACGGGTCAGCCGGCAATGCAAATGGTGCCCAGTGTCGGTATCGTCGGTTACAACAACCGACTGGCGGAGATGGATGTCGATATCATCCTTGACACCGTCCAGGACACGGCAACGCTGGCGCAGGAGGTATGGGCCGAGCTGGTGCAGCTAGTCGGTCAGGCTGGCGGCCTCGAGGCGGTCTATAGCCCTGCGTTCGAGCTGATGATTGAAGCGTCGCCATTGGCGGACAAGACGCGGGTGATCGAACTCATCAAGAAGGGCCGCGACGAGCAGCAGCAGAATCAGGTCGCAGCATTGACGCAACAGGTCCAGTCGCTGACCGAGCAGCTACAGGCCAAGCAGCAGAAGGATGCCGCAGTCGTACAGGCCGATGTCGTGCATCGGACGGCACAGGCAACCCTTGCCAACACCAAAGCCAATCAGATCGCGGTGGAGACCGAAAAATCCGCGCTTGATGCCCTGCTGCCCAATCATCTGCAGAAAGAAGACGCTGACTAGCGCTTGACCCCTATTCCCCCCGCTCCGGACAATAGTCGCGTCGCTATGCCTAATTGCGACGTTCGAGCGGGGGAACTCGAAAACTCCTCCCATGCCGCCGGTGTACGGGCGCTGCGTCAGTGGCCGACGATACAGGCCGGGAGGAGTCGAGATGACGGATCAGGACTTTCTTGGCGGGATCATTGCAGACGAAGAGCCGGTGTTCGCCGATGCTCTGGAGGCTGCGCCTGCTGAGACTGAGGTTCAGGCACCGGAAGCCCCGGTAGAGCCCGAGCCGACACCCGAGCCCGTTTCCACGCCGGAGCCCGAAGCCGAAGCGCCCAAGGAAGAGCCTCGCACTGTACCGCTGGCGACGTTCCTGGATCAGCGCGACGAACTTCGCGAGCTAAAGCGGCAAAAGGAACAGTGGGAAGCGCAGCAGCGCCAGCCCCAGCAGCGGATCGACCCCTTCGATGATCCGGAAGGGTTTGCGGCTCAACAGCAACAGATGATTGAGCAGCGCCTGACGCAAGAGCGGTTCGCCTTGAGCGATCGTTTCGCGCGGAAGGAGCATGGCGCAGAAGCCGTGGATGCAGCGGTGGCGTGGGCGCAGCAGCGTGCCGGCCAAGATCCGTCGTTTGCCATGAGCTACATGCGCGAGGCCGACCCTGTCGACTGGATCGTCCAGCAGCACAAGCGCGACGCGCTGCTGTCGGACATTGGGGGCAATGTGGACGATTGGTTCGCCCGCGAAGCCGCCAAGCGAGGATATGCAGCGATTAGCGCGCCCGTTGAGGCGGCCCCCGTGGCCGCTCCTGTTCAACCGGCGACGAAGCCCACCCCTCCCCCGCGATCCATTGCGTCCGAACGCGCACCAGCGCCGGCCGTGACCCCGCAGGGCGACAAGGACGGCTTTTTCGCTTCCATTCTCGGGAAGTAAGAAATGGCAGAAGTTCAGCTTGCATCGGCGCTGGAGCGTCAGGAGTGGGCCACCAAGCTCACTTACGAATATGTCCGTGAGTCCGGCCTGAAGCCGTACATGGGCACCGAAGACACCTCGATCATCCGTCTCGACTACACGCTGGTTTCGCAGGCCGGCGACACGATCAACTTTCCGCTCGCGCAGCGTATCCAGGGTCGCGGTGTCCGCGGTTCGGAAACCCTGAAGGGCAACGAAGTCGATCTGGGCCTGGCGAACACCAAGGTCACGGTGAACTGGATCCGTCAGGGCGTGAAGCTCCCCAAGTCGACCACGTTCCGCACCGCGATCGATATGTGGAACGCCTCCAAGACGCAGCTGCGCCTCTGGTCGTCGGAACTTCTCCGCGACGAAACGCTGCTTGCCATGGGCTCGGTGATCGTCCCCGGCACTGTCGACGTAAAGGGTCTCCCCGGCACGGACTCGCAGGTGCTTTATAGCCTGTCGACTGCCTCGCAGCGCAACACGTACCTCGCCAACAACAGCGACCGTATCGTGATGGGCAATGCCCGTTCGAACATCTCGAGCGGCAACTGGGCGACCTCGCTGGGCAACGTCAACACGTCGTCGGGTCAGTCGTCGGCAGCGCACGTTCGCCTGCTGAAGACCATCGCCAAGACGGCGGGCTCGAGCGTCCCGACCGGCAGCACCACCGGCTTCACGACCAACATCCGTCCGTTCAAGTCGGACATGACGGCGGGTCGTGAGTGGTTCGTCTATTTCGTCGGCAGCCGCGAGTTCTCGGTCCTGTCGCAGGATCCGACGATCGTCAACATCAACACGTCCTCGCGTCCGCGTGAGGCTGGCGGTGTCGATAGCAACCCGCTCTTCCAGGACGGGGACCTGATGTACCTGGGCGTCGTGATCCGCGAAGTGCCGGAGATCGACAACTTCTTCGTGCTGCCGGGCGCTGGCGGTTCGGGTGCGGACCTCGCGATGGGCTTCTTCTGCGGTCAGTCGGCCATCTGCGTCGGCTACGGCCAGCGTACGCAGGTCCGTGAGGACATGCAGGAGGACTATCAGTTCCGCCCGGGCATGGCCGTCGAAGAACTCCGCGGCATCGCCAAGACCAGCTTCGGTGGTGCGCAGTACGGCATGGTCACCTCGATCACCGCCGTCCCGGCCCTCGTCTAAGGAGCATCAGACATGGCACAGTACAACAGCCTTCAGATGACCCCGCCGCGCTATCCGGTGTCGGGTCCGCTCGGTGCGGGGCGCACGCTGCAGAACTCGCGTGGTATTTTCAATCTCGGCACGCAGTCCACGGGCGCCATCAACTCCGGCGACACGGTCTTGATGTTCAAGGTGCATCGCAACTTCCTGGTCCGCTCCGGCGCCTTGAAGTGGGATGCTCTGGGAACGGGCGTCACCCTGTCGCTGGGCGATGCCGCCAACCCGACCCGCTATTTCAACGCGGTGTCGGCGGCAACGGCCGGCAGCACGACGGCCATCGCGGACACCGGTCGCGACTACAACAACACCGCGCTCACCACGATCATCCTGACCATCGGCGGCGGCACGACCAACGCCACTGGCCAGATCTTGGCTGAGCTGACCGGCGTCATCGAAAACCCCGCGTAAGGAGGCCAATATGGCGAAGTCGTTCAAAGCAACGTGGCTCGGTGACGAGGACCCCGGAGCGCAGATCATCCGCATGGGTGACTTGCGTTTCATCAAGGGGGAGCCGACCGATGTTCCTGAAGACCATGCGATGGCGGAAACGCTGCGCAGTAATCCGATGTTCGCCATCGATGACGCGAAGGCGAACGTCGTACAGGCAGACGAGCCGACCGACGACGAGCAGAGCGCGAATGCGGATCGGGGAACCGAGCGCGGCGAACTCAAGGCTCAGCTTCGCGCGCTCGGGGTGGACGTGAAGGGCAACCCGAGTGTCGAGACGCTTCGCCAGAAGCTCGCGGACGCAACCGCGTAATGGCGACCTGCCGCCACATCGTTAATTCCGCCCTGCGCAAGATTGGAAGACTTGGCGCAGGGCGGGAGCCGCGCGTGGCGGACCAAACGGACACGCTGGCGGCGCTTGAGGGCCTGTATGGTTCTTGGGTGTCGTCCGGCGCGTTCGGGCGGCTGCAGGATGTTGTGCCGACCGGCACGACCTATACGGCCCGCGGTGGGGAGCGGATCCTGCGGCAGGACACGTTGGACGTGGTTCTGCCTGAACTAGTGTCAGATGCTTCCTACAACGATTATGGCCGCCATCGTGACGGCTATTACGGAACCGTCGTCTCGATTTCGACGGTAGGCAACCAGACGATCATCGACGTGAAGCCGGGGCAGCCTATTGGCTATGCGCTTCCGCCACGCGATGCGTCTGCAGTAATCATCACGGACACGCAGGGCGGCAATACCGCCTCGTGGCTGTACGACGGGCATATCAAGCGCTGGGAGCGGCTGGAAACGCTGCAACTGGACGATGAGGCTCCGCGCTCCAAGAGCGACCCTGAAGGCCTGAGCGCCGCGCTCGCCATGGAAGTCGCAGACCAGTTCGGTGCCGAGATAGGCCCCACCACGCTACGGCAGGGCAATCGCTACCTCGCCGCCCTCACCCAACGGTTCGGCATGCGCTCCGAGCCTGCTGCCGGAGTGTACTGCTGATGGGCGCGACCCTAAGCCGCAGCCTCAACGCTGCGCCAGTCTACATCGTGAACAAGGACGGGCAGGATGTCGACTTCATCCAGCTTCTATCGAACCTCGCGCGCGTTGGCGGCGGGTCCGCAGATACGACCGACACGGCCGGCAATGCCGTCCCCACCTATCGGGCGCATACCTTCACCTACGACAATTCCGGCAATCTCGCCACGGACACGGTGACGGACGGGACCAATACCTGGGTCCGAACCTACACTTACACCCCGTCTGGCCCGGCGACTGACAGCGGGTGGGTAAAGCAATGAGCGATCCGAACCGCGTCATTCCGTTCATGCGGAATAGTGACGTTAACCCTGCGATCGTGCCGATCGCCATCGCACCGGCTGCGTACCAAATTCCGGGCGGAGCCGCTGGGCTCAACGCCGCAGGTGTCACGGCGTTCACGGCCACGAACCCCAACCCGTTTGCCATCTGGCTTCGCGGTTGGTCCGGCAGCATGACGCCTGTCCCTGACCCTACTGACAAGGGCAACTACATCCCGCCTGGCGCGCAAATCACGCAGTCCAGCGTGCGCCCAGACTATCTAGTCGCTACCCCTGACACCAAGTCCCTGCTTTGGCCTTATTACGGAGCAGACGGCACGACGCCGCTCTATGACATGAGCAAGGCGCGGCTGGTCATCGTGTTTGGATCGGGGCTGTGACCGTCAAGGCTCCGGGCATTGGAACGCAGGTGACGTGGACGACCCTGCCCGGCAAGCCATCCGTGTTCGCGCCGGCAGCCCATACGCATCCATGGATCGATATAACCGGCAAGCCGACGACCTTTGCGCCATCGGCTCATACCCACTTGTGGGCGGATATCACGGACCGCCCCACCATTCCTGCTGTGACCCCGCTCGCAACGGCGACACCCCAGCCGCTCGGCACGGCCGCAGTCGGCACGTCCACCAATGCCGCCCGCGAAGATCACGTGCATGCCAAGCCTGTGGGCCTACTAACGCTGCTCGGTACGGCGACGGTAGGCGAGACGATGACGGTGGGCGTGGCTCTGGGGGTGCGGCGCTACACCCAGACCATCACTGGCGCTGCGGTGGGGGATCGCTTGGTCATCGCCCTGACCGGTGCGCCATCCAACGGCACGATCCAGGACGCCTACGTCTCGGCGGCCAACACAGCGAATATTGGCCTGCTGGTACCTGCCCTGTCCATCGGCGCGGTCGTTGCCGTGCCCCTCGCAGTCTACAAGGTAAGCTGATGGTCACGCAGGTCATCCAGGCGGGAAGCAGCCTGCGGGTCGTCATTGAGGCTCGAGGCATCGAGAGTACGTCAATCGTCAACGGCCGGCTGATGGTGTCGTACTCGGACGGCTCCGTAGAGGATGCTGGCGCGGTTGGCGGTGGGACGCCTACCCCAACGCCTGGTCCGACCCCAACCCCGACGCATACCCTGCTGGCGCCTGTCGTCACCACGGCAACGGGCGACGACGCCTACAGCGTGGCGTTCAACGTCGTGCTGCCGCAGGACAATGCCCTGCCCGACACCGGGTACATGGGCTTTGGCCTCAAGGCGGAGCGGGCGACCAACCCGCTGTTTACGATCGGGTACACCACCGAAACGAACCTGCTGAACAGCACCACGATCAGCGCGGGCGATGCGGACTTCCTGATCGCGAACAACCTGACGCCGGGTACGGGCTACTATTTCCGGTTCAGCGTCATTCCGCCGATCGGGGACGCGGTCAACCTGCCCTCGCCCACCACGGCGGTTGGACCGTTGACGGTCGCAGGCAATCCCACCTCCACGTTGAACCCTGTTTCTGCGCTTTTGGCGGATAGCTGGGTCTCGGCAGGCAACCCGCCGTACCCTGGGTATTTCGCAGGCGCCTATTACGCTGCGCACCCGGAGCATCAGGTTTCCAACTTCTCGATGGGCGGCCAAGGTCTCGGCTACGCCGCGTCGAAGATTCCTGACGTCGTTGCCATCCGGCCTTACGTCATCTTCCTGAGCTTCGGTCCGAACGACTTCATGAACAGCGGCGTCACGCTGTCTCAGTACATCGCGAGCTACGCAGACATCATCAACCAGTTCAAAACTCAGCTACCGGGCGTCGCTATCGCTGTCCGCACGCTGACTGAGCGTCACGCGTCTGATGGCGGCGCGGATGGCAGCGGCGGCTACAACGACCTCTACAACGCCAACCGCAAGGCGTTCAACGCTCAGGTCCGTCAGTGGAAGACGGACGGCTTCATCGCCCAAGTTGTCGACATCGGCGCTGACCCGGTGATCGGCCGCGATGGTGGCATGGAAATCGGATCGCCTGAGTCTGCAGACGGCTTGCATCTCACCGAAGGCCCGACGCCCGCCGGTCAGGGCTACGCCATCCCGATCTTCGCCAACGCCATGAATGCGCTCTACGCCGCCACGCCTTTGCCGAGCGGTGGATCCACAGGAGACCCCGACGTGTCCAGTTTTGCGATCAGTCCCACGTCGCTGTCGCAGCCTGAAGGCAACAGCGGCACAACGCCTTTCGTCTACACCGTCACCCGCACGGGCGGCACGACCTACGCCGCTGCGATCGATTGGGCCGTGACGGGAACGGGCACCAACCCGGCAGCAGCTACCGACTTCGTAGGCGGCACCTTCCCATCCGGCACGGTGACGTTCGCTGCCGGCGCAACCACGGGAACGATCACGGTCAATGTGGCCGGCGATACCAGCATCGAGTCCGACGAGACGTTTACGGTTACCCTGACCAACGGCCGCACGACGGGCACGATCACGACCGCGGCGGCTACCGGCACGATCACCAACGACGATACGAGCGGCAGTGGTGGCGGTGGAGGCGGTACGCAGCCTGTCGGCTATGCCTCGACCTACAGCTATGAGGGCGCACCCGGCTTCGCCACGTCGTTCACCTTCCCGACCAATCAGGTCTACGCGACGGCAGGCAAGGCGCTGGTCTATATCGACAGCTTCGGGGACGCCTCGCGCCAGCCCGCAACGGTCACCCTCACGCCCACTGGCGGCGGCACAGCGGTCAGCCTCACCCGCGTCAATTCCTCTGAAGGCTTGTGGCACGCCAACGTTTCGGCAGGCACCTATACGCTGTCGATGACAGCAACGAGCGCCGGCTTTGCGTACGTCGGCATGGTTTCGGTTCTCGCGACGAACGCGGCGGCTACGCTGGGGGCAACCCAGGTCCAGCCTGGCGCCAACCGCAACAACCCCATCTCCTTCCCCGGCTCGCAGGTCGTCGGGACGAACGCGCTGGGCTTCTACATCGTCAACAGCACCTCGACCGTTGCCTCGCGTAGCGACGGCTCAACCGAGCGGGTCGCGCTGATGATCAACGACACGCAGTTTGGCGGGGTTCACTACGTCAGCCTTGCAACGCTGCCGGCCACGGCCACGCCGACCTACAGCCTGTCGGCCAACCCTGGCGACCGTGGCATTGCCGTCACGGTGAACGCGGCATGATGCGCTGGATCCTCGCCCTCGCCGCGCTGATCGCGACGCCTGCCGCCGCGCAACTCAACCTGCCGGCGCAGCTCACCTATACGCTGACCGACCCGACGCCGACCTATCCGGTGCCGGCCGATGCGGAGATGCCAGCGGCCATCAGCGAGACATACGACGTGTCGGCGCTGACCAGCACGTCCGCCACGCTCTACAAGGCGTCCAACTACGCAGGGTCACAGGCGAAGGCTCGTTTCACCTGCGTTCCGAACGACGTTGTCGGCTATATCGATCAGCTTCGCGGCCCCGGTCAGCAGCCGTTCGGCCATGGTCACGGCCCGTTCTTCGGTGGCACCAGCGTCAGCAAGGATATCACGACTTGGACGCAGCTACGCACCGCTGCGGCAGCCAAGAGCGCGGCTGGCATGCTTGCCTCGACCTGCCCCGGCGACCGCATCAACGGCTCGCTGTACTGGCAGCCTTGGGTGATGAAGGCGAATGCGCTGGGTGACGGCGTCACGCGGCTGAAGAAGGTCAACCTGATCACGCTGTACTACGTGATCGATGACCCGAACGCTGCGGCGACGACGGAGCGTCTGCGGCGGGGTTTCGGAGCCGTGTTCGGGATGAACATGGACGACCCCGACATGCTGGCGTTCAAGGCGCTGATCAACGCCGCGAACCAGCGCAATACCCAGATCCAGCTTCAGTTTACCGAGGCAAGCCACGGTGAATGGGTCTGCGACGGCGACAGCAACGTCTACAGCTATCTCGCGAATTACGATGGCACGCCCGCGTTCAACTGCCCTGCCGGCAATACGCTGTACGCTCGCGTACAAAGCAACGTGTGCTGGAACGGACATCTCCGCTCGACGGACGGGTATAGCCATATCATCCCGCAGGTCCGCGCAGGGCAGGACGGCAAGCTGCATTGCCCAGCCGAATATCCCTACAAGCTGCCGCAGATTGAGACCATCTTCCGCTACTCGCACATGGGTCCGAGCGACTACAGCAAGTGGCGACTGTCGAGCGATGACCACGCCGCGATGATCACCGGGCGGGCCTTCCGCAACGGGGAAAGTCTGCACACCGACTATATCTTCGGCTGGGACGAGCGCTTCAGCGACGATTGGCAGTGCGCCATCGGCATGAAAGTGCCGAACCGCCTTTGCACGATCGCAGAGGGCGGCACGGGACCGCACGACCTCGATTACAGCACGACCGGCCCGCGCGGCAACGGCGGCCCTGTCACGCGCCTGCTGTCCGATAGCGTCGTGCCGAACAGCGGCGGGAACCTGCTGATAGACCTTAGCCGTAGCTTCCCGGGCAGCCAGCCCAGCGATTGGCTCGCGATGCCTGCGCTCGGCACCAGCCAGCCGGTCAAGGGGCCGGTGACCATCCATGTCCATTGAGGCAGCAGCATGGCGGTAATCCCGCTCGGTATCGGTTCCTACAGGCGCGCGTCTGGTTTCGTGCCGGAGGTAGTGCTGCGCAACCTGTACCTAGAGAAGGATCAAAGCGGCATCAGCCCAGATAATACTCTGCGGATCCAACGCCCGGGGCTTACCCGCATTGCCTCAGTAGGGGCGTATCCCATTGAGGGGCTGCACTACCGCACCTCTACGGGGGAGCGGCTAGCCGTCTCTGCGGGAACCTTTTACGTAAACGAGGTTGCCAGCGGCATGTTGGGCAACCTTGGTCGCGTTGCGATGGTGTCCACTCCGTTTGCATCTCTGATCGTTAGCGGCGGTGATCTGTATATCTGGGATACGGTTCTCACCGGCCTTCAGCTTCCCGATGACGCGCCGTCCAACGGCTACGTCCAGGATGTCGACCAGCTCAATGGGTATGGTATCGTTCTGCAGCCCAACGGACGGTTCTACTGGATCGTGCCGGGGCAGACGACGATCGACCCGCTGAACTATGCCACAGCGGAGAGCCTGCCCGACAAGGCCAAGGCTGTACGTCGGCTTGGTGACGAGTTCTGGATCTTCGGGGACGAGAACGTCGAAGTATGGCAGGCCACCGGCGACCTTGATGCGCCTTTCCAGCGCGCGAACGGCCGCAACTACGAACGCGGGTGTCTCTATCGCGATGCCGTGCGCCGCTTCGACAATACGCTGGTCTGGATCGGGGATGACAACCAGGTCTATCGCGGATCGTCCGTCCCTCAAGTAATCAGCGATAGCGGCATTGCCGAGCGTATCCGCCGCGCTGCCGGGGACTGTTCCGCAACGACCTTCGGCATTGATGGTCACAGCTTTTATGTGCTGACAATCCCGGGACAGGGCACGTTCGCCTATGATGCTGCGACGCAGGCATGGAGCGAATTTTCTACCGCGGCGACGGGCGGCTGGATTGCCCAGACTGGTTATCAGGTCAATGGCTCAATCATCATGGGCTCGGGCCTAGACGGGCGGTTGTTCCGCGTCGATGCCAACGCGTTCACGGACGATGGTGCTGCTTTCGAACGCGCAGTGACGGGCTTGGTCGCGATCAGTGGCAAGCGGCCTCGCAATGACAGCCTTTCAGTCGGCGTTGGGGCTTCGGATCAGGCGACGATCCGTATCCGGTGGCGCGATGGGCAGGACGACTATCCCGCCGTGTACGAGGAAGTCGACGCATTCGCGCCGTACGACATCGCCACTATTTGGCGGCTGGGCATGCCAGAGCAACCCTATCGCGAGGTAGAGGTAAGCTGCGTGGATCCGGTAGGCGTTCGCTTCTCCGGCATGATGGCGAACGAAGCATGGCGGTAAAGCCCTTCGTCAAGACATCGCAGCTTCAGCAGAGCCAGCCGATCGTTGATAAGGATGGGCGGCCGGCAGCGTGGTTCGTGCGTCTGCTCAACGACAACAACGCCAACGTAACAAACGCGATCAATGTTCTTGCGCAGATACCTGAAATTCAAACTGCATTGAAGAACCTGGACAGCGCGACAAAGGCAGCTCAGAGCGCGGCTGACGCAGCGCAACAGGCGGCAGACAACACCAAGAAGGAGGCTGCTCTACAGGGCAGCTATATCGAGCCCTCAAGCGTGCTGACGGCAACGCCCACCACTATCACGATCGCCAGCCACACCCGCTACTACCCGCAAACGACTGGCGCTCCAATCAGCGTTTCCGTCAACGGCGGTACAGTCGCTGCTACCACGGGCGGGGACACGGATTACATCTTCTATAGCGACCCAATGCGCGCAGGCGGCAACGTGACCTATCAGGTATCGACGGAAGCGCCTGTCCAGACGGGCAACACGCATGTCGTTGGGGCGGTTCTTGTGCCGACGACCGGTACGGCTGATGGTGGCGAAGGGCCCCGTCGCCCTGGCTACGTCACCGCCAAGTTCGATACCCAGCCCGCCGTATGATCAGGCGGGAGCATGATGCCGAACTGATCAACAGGGTGTCGAACCTGCCGGGCGTTCATGAGAACATAAATTACGGTGATCATTCCATGGATTGGTCCCCTGCCTTTCCAGCTAGTGACACTGGCATATTGGTGCTGTCGAACGGTGAAGACGCGTGCGGAGTTTTCGTCCTCGGTGAGGCACGGCGCTGGCAGGTCCATACGATCTTTGCCCCGACCTGCCGGGGACGCAGGGCACTGGAAACAGGCCGTGCGATGGTCGAGTTCATGCGTCCTGCCGCATCTGTTCTGTGGGGCGCAACCCCTGTCAGGAATTGCGCCGCGCGTTGGTTCAACCGACAATTAGGCGCCATGCCTATACGCCGTGATCAATACGAGGCGGAGGGCGAGGTGGAGATATTCGAGATCAGGATGTAGCTCATGGCCGGATCACTCATTGGCGATATCGTCGGAGGCGTTACCGGCGGCAAGGGCGCGAAGAAAGCTGCTCAGATACAGCAGCAGACAACGCAAATGCAGATTGCGGCGAACAACGCCAATCTGGCCAAGATCACGGGGCTTTCACAACCGACAATTGATCGTGGCAATTGGGCTGGCGATACCTACGCTGGCTTGCTCGGCAAGGGTGACCAGACCGCAGCAGCTTCAGCGCTGGCGACCTATCGCAACTCGAGCGGTTATCAGGACCTACTCAATACCGGTCTGGGGGCCGTAAACGCAAACGCGTATGCTCGGGGTATGGGTGATAGCGGCGCGACGCTGAAAGCCCTCCAGTCCAAGGGTATGGCGCTGGCAGATCAGAACCAGCAGCAGTACCTTGGGAACCTCGCCAACCTGATTGCATCCGGCAACAGCGCAATCGGTAGTGTCGCGGGCGTCAACACCAGCACCACAATGGCGAACAATCAAGCCCTGCAGTCTAGTGCAGATGCTCGCGGCAATGCGGCCCTGATCAGCTCGGCGGCCTGGCAGAATGCTTTCAAGAACGCTGACAACCGGATCAACAACTTCGCGTCCAGCTACGGGGGCTACTGATGGCCATTGACTTTGGCCTTGGGCTACGCGCCCTGCAGACCTTCGGCGAGGATGCCCAGCGCTCGCAGGAGATGCAGGCGCAGCAACAGGTCATGCAGCAGCGCGGCTATGCTTTTCAGCAGCAGCAGGCTCAGGACCGCGCTCGTATCGGCATAGGGCAACAGGTACGGGCGGGGGATTACGCTGGAGCGCAGCAGCAGGCGACGCTCGGTGGAGACTTCGACTTCGCCAAGGCGATCGGCGGGCTGCAAGATGCACACGTTGAACAATTGCAGCGCGAGTTGGATGCTATCGGTACTCTGCACCCACAACTGAAAGCCCTGCCAGTGGAAGCGCGGGCTGCAGCAGCCATCCCAGTGCTCAAGCAGGCTGGATTTAGCGATGCCGAACTAGCCGGCGTAAACTGGACGGATGCAGGGCTAGATAACGCCTATGCCATGTCCAAGGCTGGGCAAGTAGCCTTGGCCGCTCGCATGAAGGCTGCGGAGCCTTACACACTGGCTCCCGGTTCGCGGCGATATTCGGGCGCTCAGGTGCTGGCCGAAAACCCCGCGGAGCCGAAATATCAGTCCGTACCGGAAGGTGGTATGCTCGTCCGTGTCGACGGCGGCAGCGCTACGCCGGTGTACGGGGCCCCAAGCGCAGCGGGCGGCTCCCCTGCCCCATCGGCGCCGGGTGGTCGCTACCAGTACGGCTGGACACCTCGGCAGCGTAATGGCGGCGACAACAGCGACGCCGCGGTGGATAGCAAGATCAGCGGCATGTCGCAGGCTCTTGGTATCAGCCCGGATGCCGACCTTACGGGCATGGATCCTATGAAGATCGCTCGAGCCCTAGCGCTGTCGGAAGGTGGCGCGGGATCGTTGGCTGACCGCAACAACAACCCTGGCAACCTGCGCGACCCCAAGACGGGGGCGTATCGCCAGTTTGCCGACAAGAACGCCGGTCTGCAGGCCGCAGCCTCACAGGTGCGTCGCAACATCGCGCGCGGGCAGACCTCAATCCGTACCATGGTCGAAGGGCTGCCAGTCGGCGGTCAGCAGCAGGCAGCGGCACCGGGCGCCCCGGGGGTGATTATGGGGCGCCCCAAGCAGGCCAATGCCCCGTCTGGCTACCAGTTCGGACCAGATGGTCGAACGCTGCAGCCCATTCCGGGCGGACCGGCTGATCCTCAGACCGCAACGACGCGCACCGTCCAAAGCAATCGCAAGGCTGAAGGCGACCTGCGGCAGAAGTTCGACGCGGAAAAGGAGGTGCAAGCCTTCAAGACCGCCCGCACGCAATTCTACACCATTCGCGACTTGGCGAACAAAAAGAACCCCACCGCACAGGACGATATCGCGCTGGTCTATGCGTTCATGAAGACGCTGGATCCTACCTCGGTCGTGCGCGAAGGCGAGTTTGCCACCGCGCAGAATGCTGGCGGTCTGGGGGACAATGCCCGCAACCTCGTCAACAAGGTCATCAGCGGGCAGCGTCTCAACCCCGAACAGCGACAGAACATGACCCGCGCTGCCTATGCCAGCTACAACCAATTCCGGGCGGCGTACAATACGACAGCGGAGCGATATCAGGGCTACGCGCGCGACTACGGGCTTACGCCACAACACGTTGCGGCAAGGGCGATCATTGATCAGCCCAAGGGGAATAGCGCGCCAAGCGCGTTGGGCATGGGACAGTCGACGCAGATCGGCGGCTTCAAGGTCACGAGGATCAAATAATGGGCAAGTACCGCATCACGGCGCCCAACGGTCAGACCTTCGATGTCGAGGGGCCCGATAACGCCTCTCAGGCCGATCTAGAGCATATTGCCCGTCAGGCCGCGGGAGTTGGTGGGAATTACCCCGTCGACAGCAGCGGCGTTCAGCATCAGCAGCCGCAACAGGATCCGGAAACGGCGCTTGTGAAGGATGTCGGTTCTGCTGTGGGCGAGATCGGGCTTGGGGCCTTGCAGGGGGGCGCAAACGTTCTGGACCATGCCGCCAACTGGGTGCAGTCAGGCC